GAGGAAGCTATCGCCGCCTAGTACCCGCATACCCATCGGCCAGGATCGACCTGCTGGTGCGACAGGAAAGGAAGACAGGCCGAACAACACAGGAGAATGAGCATGCTCTCGAATTTGTTGATAATGCGCCTGGCAATCCTGCAAGCGGTCGTCATATCCGCGGTCATCTATGGCGTGAGCACTGGCTACGTCCAAGAGTTGGTCTGGAGCGACAAAACCGGCCTCCCTTTTTTGATGATCGGGATAGCGACACTCGCCGTTATTTCCGGTCACATCCGCGCCTTCAAAGTCTCCAAGGGCCTGAACATCGTAAAGGCTGGCGGCAGTTTCGATACCTCAAAGCTATCGATCAAAAATGGCCACCTCATGTTTCTCGCCGTCTGCGTCATGGTTTTGAGCCTCATCGGCAATAGCGAGGGTTTCCGTGATGGATTGGACGGCGCCCAGGAGATCATAAACAGCGACCCGGATTGGGCGTTGAAGATTCTCGGGAAGATGGCAGAGGGTATCGTGGCCGCCATGTCAAACGTGATTATCGGCCTGTGGCTGTATCTCTGGGTGTTGAGCACATCGCAGATACTCCACACGGCGACACGTCTCCTTGAAGTGGACGCCAACAAATGAACGAGGAAAGCAGCGTACACGCAATCGGGCCGCGCGATATTCTGACCGCCATGCTCATGTGTTCAGTGCTCATAAGCCTAGTATTCGCGACATTGGCGAAAAAGGCAGTGACCGATGCGCTGGCCCAGGCAAGGCCAGCTGGGAATGTCAACGTTTCCATTAATTGGCCCGATGGAGATACTGACGTGGACCTTTGGCTTGATGGCCCAGGGGAGCCGGTGCCGGTCGGCTATAGCAATCGCGGCGGCCGTCTATGGAACCTGCTTCGCGATGATCTTGGTAACGGCACGGACGCCACATCGCGGAACTATGAAAGCGCCTCCACACGTGGAGTAGTCCCCGGCACCTACCGTCTGAATCTTCATTGTTTTCGGTGCCCAGTTTTGCCCGTACCGGTCGACATCGAGGTCGCCGTGTTCAAAGAGGCGGGTGATAAGAACGCCAAGACCCCCGCCAAGGTGATCTTTGTCGGAAAAACAGTCCTCCACACTCAAGGCCAAGAGCGGACAGCTATCAGCTTCCGTATGGACGCTGACGGCAATATCGACCCCGCCTCCATGAACTCGGTCTTCAAGCCCCTACGCTCGGCAAAGAAAGGGTGACACCATGACAAACGAAGCAATCTATGTGTGGCTGATCATTACTCTGATCCTTGCCCTGTTTGTGACCGTTACGGTGTGGTCGCGCTCTCGGTCGACATGGAGGCTCCCAAGTGTTGCAGGGCTTTTCATCGCCGCTCCTATCGCCCTTGGCAGCGTGATCCACGTTTTGGGCTGGCCGCTGCCCAGGTCTCTCGCCCTCACCATGCCAGGTGGTGACTACGCCGTCCTCGGCACGAAGATGATCGTAGGCGAAGGCATCTATGTCCTTCTGGATGAGGGTGGCGTGCCCCGCTACTACGCCTTCCCCTGGGACAAGAAGATGAGTGACAAAATCCAGGAGCTCCTAGACTCCGAAGGCGGCAAGGAAGGCATGCGCATGAAGGTGCCTCCCTATGAATTCTCATGGGAAAAGCGCGATCCCCCGGAGGTCTACGCCCTCCCACAGCCCAAGGTTCTGCCAGAAAAGCCAAGGCAGGAAGAAGAGCCTAAGCGGTTCGACAATATCTGAGGATCGGACGAATGACAAATCGTGTCGTGATGAACATGGACGAGCAGGGATGCTGGACCATCTACAGCGATGAGCCGATCGAGTTCTTCGTTGTCAATGACCACTGCCCTGACGACAGGGTGTATCAGCAGGAGGTTGAGGTTGGCGTCGAGAAGGTTCGCGAGCAACTAGGCACCGACATGGTGGGCCATTTCGGCGACAGCTTCTTTGAGACCCGAACCAACTTCGGCAAGAGGCCGCCGGCAACTCGTAAGCTTGAGGTGGTGAAATGACCGCAAAAATCCTCGGTTTCACGGGTGACACCACCCTCGATATCGACCCGGACCAGGTGTTGCGAGCGGCAGTCGGCCGCTACCCGAACGGCGTCTTTGTGCTCGGCTGGACTGCTGACGGCGACTTGGCGTTCGCTTCGTCGATAGCGGAAGCAAAAGATCTGAATTGGATGCTGGATCTCGCCAAGCGCGACATCCTCGAAACCTATGGCGACTAACGCATGCGCCGCTCGGGGCGGTGAAAGGACGGAAGACATGGCAAGCGAGATAATCGCAATTCTGGAACCCGTACTAGGCGAAGAACTGGCTCGGGATATCGTCGCCCATCGCAAGGGCCTTAAGTGCCCCCTCACTCCTCGTGGCGCACGATCTCTTCTCAAGCAATACGAACTGACAGGCCGGCCAGTTGAGGCGGCTGAGGAACACCTTAACCGAGGTTGGCAGGGTTTCAAAGCCGAATGGATGACGCGCCCGCAGCGGTTCCAGGACGAGCGCAATCCAACGCCAAAGACCAGCGCCAACTATGGCAACCCAGCCAATGAAAGCACGGTCATTCCCAAGCCAATGTCTGAGGAAGACCGGATACGACGTTCCGAGCTGGCAGCTAAGGCCAGGGCTGTTGTCGGCAGCGCGAAGCTACAGGGGGTTGGCTGATGGCGTGGACTCCCGGCAAATCCTTCAAAAAGACAGTCAGCAAGTTTGAGATGACTGCCTACTACGACGGCTATCCTCACTGGCATACGATCGTTATGCCGGGCGTCACCCTCAACGGTCTGACCGTAGATGACCTAAAGGATCTGAAATACCTCCTGGAACGGGCGATTGAGCACCATGAAATCCATGGTGACCCACGATGAAAGACTGGACCCAGATCCACCTAGACAAAGCAAGAAAAGAGCAACGGGAAATCCTTCTTCCCGGAGCAACACTAGACCAATGGAAGAGCGGCAAATGGCCGACGGGCTCAACATGGCTGTGGGCGATCGGCGTCGTGGGGCCGAAAGGATCGGCTGTACGGCCGGATAAGCGGAGTGGTGAAGAATGACGCGTGCAATTGATCCATCATCGTGTCGAGTGTCGTTTGACGATGGCATGCTCCAATTCACGAAGACGCAATTTGGTATTTTCTTTGCACTTTTTAGGGCTAGGGGGCGGATACTCACGCATCCCTACCTGATGCAGGTCATTGAGGACACGTCTGGCAGGGAGTCCGAAAGCAGAGTGCTTGACACGCATTTGGTGGCCATCCGCAGAAAGCTTGCGCCATTCGGCGTCAGGATCAAGAACCACCACAGCATTGGCTACAGCATCACAGATTGGAACTTCGAGGTTCTCCCGGATATCGAAGAAGAGGTTGCGGCATGACCTTGGCAATGAGCGACGAAGCAATCAACCGTGCATCACAAATGTGGGATGATGGATATCACGGCAATGAAATAGCGCGTCACCTTGGCGTAACCGAGAAGTGGTTTCAATGCTTTAGAAAGAAGAACAGGGAGATCTTCCCCGTTCGCGACAGCTACCACCACAAGCAGTTGATCCCAGCGAACTTAATCCATGGCGGACGATCTGACGTGATGATCTGGAAAACTGAGAATGGCGCGGTTGTGACGCTTCCTAGGGTGTCGATCATACAGTGTCCTCGGGTAGCAGCATAAGCATCGAACCCAACGGCGGAAAGGGTATCAATGACAGTAGCACAAAGGACTTGGACTGAACCCTTTCAGGACATGGTTGCTCGTAAGAAGGCGGCTCGTTCTGCCCACGAGGACGGCTTGTGGTTCGCGATCCGCACCGTGCCTGGTGCGCAGCTTCCGCGCCGGGAATTCGCCGTCGAGCAGACGAGCCTTGGCAAGGATGGGCGCCCGAGGGGCAAGGGCTATCGCATCGTCCCGAACATCAAGCACGAGCTATCAGCCATAGAACGGGCCTTGGATGAGAACGGCTTTGCTCACTATATGCCAACAGAGAAGCGTCTGGTCCGCGATCGTCGGCATACGGACCTGTATAAGATACGTCGGTTCGCGCTGATGGTCGGCTATGTCTTTGTGAGAGACCCAGGGGACTGGCTTCTGCTCTCCCAGACATACGGTGTTGCCGGCATTGTTCGCGATCCATCAGGGGCCGCCATGCCTATGGATATCATGGACATGATGGCGATCCGGGCAGTCGAGGCTGAATACGATGCCCTATTCGATGCGCAAAGCAAGATGGCGCGTCAGAAACTCAGGAAGAAGGCAAAGACCGATCCGCGGCTGAAGAAGCTGATTGGAGCGCTCGATATGGCGGGGACTATTACGGTGCCCGTCAATTCGGAGATATTTGACGGAGGGCAGGTGGCGTGAGCGGGACAGATCCAAAGGTTGAGGTGGTCAACATCAACGAGCATTACGTCGTCTTTGAAGGCGGGTGTGTCTGTAAGATAGACACATATCTCGACGTGGAGGATTGCGAATTAGATGAGGATGACAGTCACATTGCGTGGTCTTGCTGGGTTGTGCACCCGGATCTAGGACCGCTGGAGGTCATGATCGAACCACCAGACGAAAATACTCGGCTTCAATAGGCGCGAGATGGCCTTGCATAAGGAGGATTTATCCTGTATGGTCGCAAACGACTGATTTGCGGCTGTCTGGGATTCGTCACGAGCAAGCAAGTCTTATAGCGCGCTCGAAGACTACCAAGCGAGCGGCTGAGAAATATTGCCTGAATTTCGGCGAATGCCGGCAGGACTACATTGCATTGAGTCTTGCCAATCCTTGTCGCCGGGGTAATGATGCAGATTGCGCACGATGGCTGACCACCGTCGGCCGTAACTCAGGGTAGGTCTTGCTGAAGGGCGGGGTGGTTCCCGCCTTGTAGGGACAGACGCCGGTTTGAGTCCGGATGAAAGGTTGTAGGGAGGGCCTCGTCGCCCTCATGCAAGCGCAGCCAATTCGCCCGAATGGGCACAGAGACGGGCTAGACGGTCAGCGGGGAACGTGCCTGCGAAGCCGAGACAGGGGTGATGCTTCGTTGTCCCCGCCCAAGAGACCGGGTTTGAACCAGAGGCTTGCAGCCCCCACGCTCCCGGAGGCAAAACCAAAGCGGGTCGGTGACGCTGGGAAAGAACAGACCATATGGACGACATCGAAGCCACCATCCGCCGCATCCAAGACGACAACGAAAAGCTTCGTCATTGCCGCATTGGTTTGATCACGATGAAGCCGTGGATCATCTCGCACCAGTTGAAGCCGATGACCGTAGTCTGGAGCGGCGAGGCTCTGACGTCATGGGAAGCGGACGAGTGGGTAGCACCCGGCCTTCACTGACATTCATTAGTTGGCGTCACCTCTCCGCGGCCAGATCGAAGACAGAGTTAAGCGTGACGATACCGCCCCGGGCCTTACCGCTCGGGGCTTTTCATTTCACCTTCCGGCGTTAAACCCGTTCGCGCCGGTTGATCAGGTGAGGAGCCACGCTGAGCACGAAGGCTCCTCACTTCTCCACTCACAAGAGGCGAACATGACCAAGCACCCAGGCGGCACTGGCGTCTACAAGGGCGATGAGATCGGTGTCTGACATGATCGGCTCCACTCTCTTCCATCTCCGCTCCCTAACCTTCGGCACAGTCGATCAAATCACAGGACACCCAGACGGAAAGTGCCTCGTACGGATCGACGATCACTGGTTCATGGCAGATGAGTGCATAAAGCCGCGGTCAATGGCGTGGATTGTGGTTTCGGCCGCAGCTCTCATTGGGCTGGGCGTGTATGGGCTGATGCTGGTCTCCTAGGAGTACGGCTCCAACCGATGGAGCAGAGCACGACAAGCAAGCGCAGTCCGGCGATCAGCGCCGCGCTTCTTCATGTCGACAACGGAATTGGCTGATACTCCGAGGAGTTCGGCGCACTTCGCATCTGAACGAGCTAGGCCCGCAGATTTCATCTCTGCGAGCCATTTGGTGAATTGGTCAGGCGTCATCCGCGTCTCCAGTGAGGGCCAAACGTCAATTCCATCATTATCGCGTTATGGAGATCAGATTCGCTTCGGTGGATGAACACCGGCGCGAAGCCCTCGGCGTCGCTCAGGGCGTTCCCGTTGATATCGTAGGCTGTTTTCCCAAGGCGAAGGGTCTTTATGCCCTTCCCAATAAGGAAGGCTACGTGACCACCGCTCCTGCGGGTGTTCCCCACGAAAATCTCGTGGGGTGCGCAACCATCATGCTCCCTCATGCTGCGGCCCTCTTGTCCAGTGCATCTTGGATGCAGGCGGCTTCGTCATTGATCCACCAGACAGCCTGATCTTCGGGGCTATGGCGCGCCTGGGCATAGAGGCCTTCAACTGCGAACTGAGTAGCGACGTCGATGTTGAAGGTCGCGCCCTTTGCGATCTGGTAGGCCTTGTAGACCTTGGCGTAGTTGGCGAGGGCGTCTGCGATCTGGCGGGTCATTTCCGTATCTCCTTCGTTGATGTCCCGAGTATACAAGATACTTGGATGAAGTCAACATGGAGATACAAGAAAATTGTATAAAAGTCCGAACCGGTATCCAGCTAACTAGGATTTTGCTCATGTCCAAAGGCAACAAATCCAAGCCGTGCAGACCTAAGCCGAAGGGTGAATAACGATGGCAGTTACCGATCCGAACTGGAACTTCCAGAAGAACTATCTGGGGCCAGGCTACAAGTTTGCCGCTATCACGCCTCACGATTCCACTGATATTCCGCTCACCCGCAAGGTCTATGTCGGTGGCGCGGGTAATGTTGTGGCTGTTGATGCTGATGGTAACGCCGTGACCTTCACCGCCGTACCCGTTGGCACTACGCTGGACATCGCCGTTCGGCGCATCAACGCGACCAGCACGACAGCAACCAATCTGGTGGCGATTTACTAATCATGGCCGGCGGTCGTCCATCCAAGTACAAAGCATCGTATGCGGATCAGGTGATTGAGCATATGACCGAGGGAGCAAGCCTCACTTCATTCGCTGCTGAGATCGGCGTGTCGCGAGCAACGCTCAATGTTTGGATGGAAGAATACCCGGAGTTTTTAGAAGCCGCAGGGATTGGCAAGGCAAAATGCGCTGCTTGGTGGGAAAAAACCGGCCGCAAAACAGCCGCAGATGGAGGCGGTAACGCTACTCTCGTCGTCTTCGGTCTGAAGAACATGGGCGCAGAAGATTGGCGCGATAAGCAAGAGATCGAGCAGAAGACAACGCTTGATGCTTCCGACCCGCTCGCTGCTCTCCTCGCTGACATCGCCGCTTCCGGCCGAAAGATCACGGACAAGACATGACCAAGATCAGCCGCGGGTGGCTTATGTTCAAATGCTACCCGTATAACGACCATCTCCCCTTTGTGCCGTTCACCGTCGAATATTGGATCATCTTCGTGATCTTGAAGATGCCGCGCCTTAAGGAATTCAGGCTGTGGCGCTACAAACGGAAGGGCCATGCGTTCACCGCATCGCGGCGTAGGCTTTATGCGCCACAGCCATATGGACGCGTCTTTGACTCCGCACTCTGGACTGGACGCGCATGAAGATCATCCGCGCCTATCGCCTCGGTGATGACGGCTATTCCGTCTACCGCATTCCAAGCCCCAAGCAGTCTGTCCAGCAGATGAACGACACATGGGGCTCTGTCTACAATTTGATTGAGCGGCGCGTTCTTGAGGGCGGCATTCCAAAGCCGATCGAGCGCCTTAACGACCAACAGGAACCGAGATAATGCCGAGAGGAAGGCCGAAGCGAATTCGCGCTGTTCAAGCTGAGCCAGTGAAGGTTCCGCGTCCAGCGCGTGTCTGGAAGTCGCCTGTGGATCTCGTTGAGATGATGGAAGCCTATCGCTCTATTTCCGAGGGAAAGAACCGCGGCATGTTCGAGGACTGCAAGGCTGACATCTACCGGCTGTGGCTCTTGGATTACAACGACTGGCGACTCAAGGAAGTGAAGGCGACCGGTACGTCTGACCGTGTTTATCACGAGTGGCGGGCGAAGTTCGTCAGGGCGTTTGGCGCTCTAGAGCCTCAAGCAGCTTAGCTTACATCCAATCCCCAGGCGTCACCCCCTCGAACGCTTTTGGGTTGATCAGAGACCCGCCGGTTAAGGCACAGACCGGCGGGCTCTTTGTGCCATGTGTGCCGAGGCAATCAAAATGGCTAGTGGATTGAGGTACGATCCGTACTCGCAGCCGAAGCAATTCATGGACAGCATCATAGCGGACATGAAGCAGGTTTTTGTCGAGCGCATTGCCGACGTCAAGAATGAAGTCTCAGCCAAGCTGGCCGAAGTCGATTCCGCTCTCGCGGGCGGGAAGACGCTGAAGGAGGCGCAAGCCATCGCCGAGGAGTTCCTTGGCGAGCGCAAAGCTCACGCGTGGGATGGGGTCCAATTCTTCGGTAACGCTGTTTCGGAGCAGAAGGCGAAGATTGCCGCGAGCATCCCGCGAAAGCCTCAACAGGCCAAGCGGCGATGGGTGTCGTGGGGTGACCCACGTTGACATCTCATTCGGGGCCTTTTTCTTTAGGTTAAACATGAAACGCAGAAGCTTTCTCGCGCTGTTGGCGTCGGTATGGACCGTTCCGCTGGTGGGCAAAGCATCCAGCAAGACGGAAGAGACTGGAGCGTGGAAGTTCGACGCCTACCAAACTCCCGATCCGCTGCCCCGGCCGTCCTATGACTGCTATCTCAGCGACTTTGGTTCTACGGTCATCATCAAGCGCCCGACTGTTGGCGACCGCTTCACGATCGGTGGCGATGCCCGTCAATTCGTGGTCGCGCACAGGGCCTCATGACCGCCATCATAGACCCGGCGCAGTTCCTAGATCCGCGCTGGAGACTGTCAAACCTCTATTGGATTACGGACAAGGACGGTAGGAAGGTCAAGTTCGAGCCGAACGAGGCGCAGAGCCAGTTCCTCGACGAGATGACAGACCTCAACCTGATCCTCAAAGCCCGGCAGCACGGATTCACGACTCTCATAGAGCTGATCCTGCTAGACGCTGCTTTGTTCACACCGAACACCCGCGCAGGCGTCATCGCACACAAGCTTGACGATGCGAAGGTCATCTTCAGGGACAAGATCAAGTTCCCGTACGACAATCTGCCTGACCAGTTAAAGGAACGCATCACATCGACGGAAGACAGGGCAGACACGCTCACATTTTCCAACAATTCATCGATCCGCGTATCGACGTCGATGCGCTCTGGAACGCTGCAATACCTGCACATATCCGAGTTCGGCAAGATCTGCGCCATGAACCCGGAAAGAGCGCGAGAAATCGTGACTGGTGCGCTCAACGCGTTGTCACCTGGTCAGTTCGTTGCAATTGAATCCACGGCAGAAGGGCAGGAAGGGAAATTCTATGAAATGACACAGGCGGCCATTGCTCTGAAGGAGAGCGGCAGGGCCCTGTCCGTCATGGATTACAGTTTTCATTTCTTCCCGTGGTTTCTCGACAAGTCATATCGGCTCAACCCGTCGACCATCCTCATTACGGAGGAGGATGAGAAGTATTTCGAGAGCCTGTCCGCCGAAGGCATCAACCTCGATGATTGGCAAAAGGCCTGGTACGTCAAGAAGGAAGAGACGCAAGGCGGGGACATGAAGCGGGAATTCCCGTCAACCCCGAAGGAAGCGTTCGAGCAGGCGCTTGAAGGCGCGTATTTCGCCGTGGAAATGGCCGCGGCAAACAAGCATGGTCGGATTGGCTCGTTCCCCGTTGATCCGCGGTATCCGGTAAACACCTTCTGGGATCTTGGCCGCAACGATCTGAACACGATCTGGCTGCACCAGTTTATAAAGGGTCATCACCGCTTCGTCGGCTATTACGAGAACTCCGGCGAGTTCATCGGCCACTATATCACGTGGCTGAACGACTGGAAGGCTAAGCATCAGATCCAATTTGGGTCGCATTATCTGCCTCACGACGGCAAGCGCCAGAGCCTTTGGCTCGAAGGCGGCACGATGGCCGTGATGGAAAACCTGAACTTTCGGCCCGAGATTGTCCCTCGGCCTGACAACAAGATGGACGAGATCAACCGAGCTCGCCCGTTCTTTCATAAGTGCCAGTTCGACGAGACGGCCTGCGCTGTCGGGCTGAAGCGTCTCAAGGCCTACCGCAAGGAATGGGACGACATGCGCGGCGTTTGGAAGAACAGCCCGCTCCACGACATCAACTCTCACGGTGCCGATGGCTTTATGACCTTCACGTCCTCCGGGATCAGTGAAGACGAGGTCACGGTCGAGGCCAAGGCCCGCGATCGACACCGCGAGCGCTACTACAATCGAGAAAGCGGCGAAGACACATGGATGACAGCTTGATCATCGCCGGCAAGGCGGAGCGTTTCTGAATGCCCGCCGTCACCAATGCCGCCTCTATCGCCGTTGGCGATCCAGTGCCGCAGAAGTTCAAGGAATGGTTCATTAACGACCGAGACCACTTGGACAAGTGGCGCCAGGAAGCCAAGGAAGACTACGAGTTCGTCGCCGGACGCCAGTACAGCGATAAAGAGCTAGACGCGCTCGCGAAGAAGAAGCGCCCAGTCGTCGTCTTCAACCGAATTCAGCCGGTTGTGGACAGTGTCCACGGCCAGGAAATCGGCAATCGTCGCGAAGTCCGCTACATCCCGCGCGAACTGGGTGACGCCAAGGCCAACGAGATGCTCACTGGCGCCGCTCAGTGGTTCCGTGACCAAGCACACGCCGAAACGCACGAGTCCGACAGTTTCTGGGATACGATTGTCTGCGGCCTTGGCTGGACCGAGACTCGCATTGACTACGAAGAGCGTCCGGATGGCAAGCCGATTATCGATCGTGTCGACCCGTTCGAGATGTATTACGACTTCAACGCCCGTGGTCGCAATCTCACTGATAAGCGGCGCGTGGAGCGTGTTCGCCGCATCCCTCTCTCAGAAGCCATGGAGATGTTTCCAGGCTTCGACAGAGCGCAGCTTGACGCGGCATGGACCACAGTCACCGACACCGCTGATCTGACGCGCAACGCCCTCACTGAAGAGGGTAGCGACGCATCTGGCGATGGCATGGTGACGGTCGTCCACATGCAGTGGATTGAGCGCGAGAGCTTTTACATCGCTTATGACCCGGTTGAAGGGGTGGAGAAGGAATTCACCACAGAGCAATTCGAGGCTCGTAAGGCTGAGCTCGGCAAGATGGTTTCGGCCATCGACCCGACGACACGGCAAGAGGCTATTTTCTCGCAAGAGGAATTTGATCTCGCCAATGATCGCCTGACCAAGCTGCTCGGTACCGGCATGATGGGCCGCCCGCTGACGATGGAAGGCGCGCGCATGCGCCGCAAGGTCCGCAAGCAGGCGTTCTTTGGAAACGTTGTTCTAGCATATGGCCCTGCGCCGTGCCCGACGAAATTTTCGTTTCAGGCAATTACCGGAAAGCGGGACCGCAACACCAATACATGGTACGGCCTTGTCCGCTCCATGAAAGATCCGCAGCGCTGGGCCAATAAGTGGCTCTCGCAGACCATGCACATCATGAACGCCAACGCCAAGGGCGGCTTGCTTGCGGAAAAGGGCGCATTCGAAAACCAGCGAGACGCGGAAGCAAGCTGGGCCGATCCATCCGCCATCACATGGGTGAAGAACGGCGCTCTGTCTGGCACCAGCCCAACCATCAAGGAAAAGGCTCCGGCTCAATTCCCTGCCGGGTTCATGCAACTTACACAGTTCGCGATCTCCTCCATCCGCGATACGTCCGGCGTTTCCGTCGAAATGCTTGGCCTGAGAGAGGCAGGACAGGCGGCAAGTCTTGAGATGCAGCGCCGACAGGCGGGGATGACAATCCTGCAGCCGTTCTTTGACGCGCTCAAGTTCTACCGCGAAATGCAGGGCGAGGTAATGCTGTACTACATCCAGCACGACCTGTCCGATGGACGCCTGATCAAGATTTCCGGGCCCGAGAATGAGCAATATGTCCCGCTCATCAAGCAGGCGTCGAGCGAATATGACATCATTGTCGATGACGCGCCGACCTCTCCGAACATGAAGGAAGCGGCATGGGCAATCATGATGCAGCTTCTCCCGGCATTCGGCAGCGTCATGCCGCCTGAAATGCTGATGACCATGCTGGAATACTCGCCTCTGCCGTCCACCATCGTGGACAAGCTGAAGAAGCAGGCCGAGGAAATGCAGGCTTCGCAGCAGGAACAGCAACAGAAGATGGCAGCCGCCGCGGAAGCGCAGCAGGGCGCCGAAATCGAAAAGACTCAATCTGAAACCGCCAAGAATCAGGCAACGGCGCAGAAAGCTGCGACTGATGCTCAGGTATCTGCTGGCAAGTTCCAGATGGAAAAGGATCTCTCCGGCTACAGCTTTGCCGAGGGGATGAAGCAAGGGCTTGAACAAGGGCTAACGACACAAGGGCTTATGTAATGGCAAGGAAGAGTGAACGAGAAATCGTCGGCGAAGGACTGTCCGATGAAGAATACGCCGCGCTGAATGGCGATGGCGGGTCTGATCAAATCGAGATGACCCCGGAACCGGACGCAGGAGCCTCACAGGGCGATCCATCGCCACAGACGACAGAACCGGCAGCAGCAGCGCCAATCGCTACCCAGGGCGATCCTGAGCCGAAAATGGTCGACATCCGCGCGCTGCAAGAGGCGCGATCGGAACTCCGTAGGCGCGATGAAGAGTTAGCGCGCTTCAAGGCCGAAAAGGAAGCTGAATTCGCCCGCCTCGATGAGCGGATGAAGTTGATCAACGAGGCTCTCCAGCCCAAGCCGGCGGCTCCCAAAGTGCCGACGATGGAAGAAGAGCCGCTCGAACACATCGATCATCGGTTCAAGACCGTCGAAGAGCGCCTTGAGGCCATGCAAAAGGCCGATGAAGAGCGCCGTAAGCAGGTGGAATACGAAACCAGCCGCCAGATGCTTCTCAGCGAAGTTGACGTTGTGCTGAACAATGCCGGCACCAAGCATGCCGATGTCCCTGAAGCGCTCAATTTCGCCGCTGATGGACTACGCAAGGAAATTCACCGCGTCCTGCAGGCGCAGAATACCCCGGCCCACGTCTATCAGGCGAAGGCCAACCAGATGTTTCAGAACGAGCTCACTCGCCTCGCTCAGGCATGCCCTCGCAATCCTGACGATGCCGCTGAATTCGTTCGCCGCAACGCCCGCTATTGGGGCTGGACTGGCCCGCAGGTGGCACCGCAAGTGCAGGAACAGGCCGTTGCTCAGCCACAGACGCAGCAGCCGACCATTCAGCAGCGCCAAGAGCAGCAGCAGCGCCACATGAGCCTGTCCGGCGTTCCTGGCGCAGAGCCGCCCAAGAAGTTGGACGCGAAGGCGATCACTGCTCTGTCGGACAAGGAATTCAACGCGCTGCTCAAGACAGTCGAAGGTCGCAAGATCCTTGAAGAAGAATTCGGAGGCTTCTAGGCGGGAGGCGTCTTAGCCCTTCGCCTTTCGTCAACGCTTCCGCATGGCCCGCGCATCCACGGCCTAAAACTGGACCTGCTTCGGGGCTTGGCCCGTCATCCAAGCGCAGCCTGCGCACCCCGGCTTTAAGGGGCCTGCTTCGCCCTGCCTAGCGGCGTCACTGCTTTGGCGATCCCCCACCCAACCAAAATTCTCATTGTCTCGAAAGGACATGATAATGGCTAACACCACGTTTGGCGTCAATGACGCCATGGCGGTGAAGCATTGGGCGCGTTCGCTTCTCTTCGATGTTGTGTATCGTTCCGACATCGCCGCGCTCATTGGCACCGACGAAAACTCCATCATCCACATGAAGACCGAGACCTCGAAAGAGGCAGGCGACCTCGTCAAGTTCAACCTGATGAAGAAGCTGACCGGCGACGGTTTCACCGAAAGTGAAATCGCTGAGGGCAACGGCGAAAGCCTGTCGCTCTACACCGACAGCATCCTGATCAACGAACTCGGTCATGTCGTCGAAGTCCCGAACAACGGCCGCTCGATCGACGCCCAACGCGTCCACGTCGACCTGCGCAAGGCAGCGAAGAACGGTCTTTCCACCTGGAAGCGCGAACGTCTTTCGGTCACGTTCTTCAACCACGTCTGCGGCTATACACCGGAGACCCGCGCGAAGTACGCCGGCAACAACACGATCACGGCGCCAACGCGCAAGATTGTCGCCGAGTCCGGCTCATCCAACGATGAGGATCTGGACACCAACGACACGTTCCAGCTCAAGTACATCGACTACGCTCGCGAAATGGCTGAAACCGCCGCTTCGCCGGTTCGCCCGATCAACGTCAATGGCGTTGATGGCGGTCGCGATATCGAGGGTGGTCGCTATGTAATGTACCTCCATCCTTATCAAATCACGGACCTTCGTACCGACGCCGGCACGGGTCAGTGGCTTGATATCCAGAAGGCGGCAATGGCTGGCGGCGATATCTCCAAAAACCCGATCTACGATGGAAGTCTTGGGGAGTACAACGGAGTCATCCTCCGCAAGGCCAATCACGTCACCCAGGGCGTCAATTCGTCCACGGGTGCTGCGATCACCACTGTCCGTCGTGCGGTTCTGCTCGGCGCTCAGGCTGCTTGCGTAGCCTTCGGCCAGAACAACAGCGCCAACACCTACAACTGGAACGAAGAGCTTATCGACCACAAGCGCAAGCTCGAAGTTTCGATCCTCACCATGTGGGGGCTGAAGAAGACGAAATTCGATAGCCAGGACTTCGGTTCTGTCGTCGTGTCGTCCTACGCAGCCGCTCATACGTCGTAAGGGAGGGCTGAGACATGGCTACTAATACTGCTGGCTCCGTCGCCCGCGACTTCAACAAGCAGATGGTTCACTATCTCCGCAAGGGCATCACCTACGCAGATGATGGCACCACTGTTACGGTCGGAACCATCCCGGCCGGCTCGCTCGTCCTCAAGCCGATCTCCGGCGTTGCAATCACGACCGTATTCAATGCGGGCTCGACCAACGTTCTCGACATCGGCCCGTCCACCGACTCCGGCACCGACCTTTGGGCGACTGACCTCGCTCTCGGGACTCTCGGATTCGTGGCGCTCGACGAGGCTGTCACCAACCTCGTCTCCGTCGATACGGTTGTGCAGGCGGCGGTTGATCTCACTGGCACGGCGGCGACGACCGGCGCGGCTGAGATCATCATCGCCTTCATCCCCGACAATGACGGCTGACCATGTGAGGCGGGGTTCGCCTCGCCTCCTTTTTAAGGAGAAAATCACATGGCTGTAAGAGGCACAAACCGCGCCAACGATAAGCTCAAGGTCGTTACCGAGGAACTTGAAGTCACGAGCACGACCACGCTTTCTGGCGCAATCACTCAGACTGGGGCGGCAACGATCTCCGGCCTGGTGACGTACTCCACCATGCCGCTCCTCAAGGTGAATGCGGATGTAGCAGCGACTGGCTCCGTGCTCGCCGATGCCGCTCAGCTTTCGTCTGGCGTGACGGTCGTCACCGGCGCAGATGGCACCAAGGGCGTCAAACTGCCCGCAACGCCCACTGCAGGCACGTTTGTCGCGATCAAGGGCACGGCTTCGGCCGTTCTCAAGGTGTGGCCTGATGCGGCCGCCACCATCAATGCCATTGGTTCGAATGGCGCGATTTCCTTGGCCTCCGGTCCAACCCCGGCCATCTTCATCGCGACCTCGGCTACCCAGTGGTACACCTGGCCGCTGCTTCCGTCGTAATCCGATGGATCTGGTCACGATGACCCTTTGGATGGCGGGCTATGATCTGCCATCCGAGCCTCCCCAGGCAAAGACTGCACATCCTCCCGCCCCGACGCCCAAGGGCTGCTGCAAGCACTGCGGCAAGAAGATCGGCCGTGGGCTCCATTTCCATGAGAAGGCATGTAGCAAATGACCACGCTCACGCTTCTCAAGGCGGAGATTGCGGATGATTTGGACAGAACGGATCTGACGTCTGCCATTGCCTCCGAAATCACCCGCGCCATCACCTATTACCAGGATACCCGCTTCTACTTCAACGAGACGCGAGACTGCGTGATCGCCACCGCGGCAGATCAGCGGCTTTACGCGGACGAAGATGTTGAGGGCATCGTCTACCGCATTGTTACGGATGACGATGATCAGATCGTCCGTGACGAGAATGACGATGTTGTCATTTTCCCCGAGTCCAGTGACGTCACCTCCGTTGGCGATGCACTGTCCGACTTCATTGAGATCGACCAGGTTCTTTTCGATGCTGATGACGCGTACGAACTGGACGAAATGTCACCCAAGGAATGGGAAATCCTGACGGCCTCCGGCGACAATACCGGACGACCTACTAACTGGTGCTATTACGGCGGCTCTATCGGGCTCTACCCAATCCCTGACGCGGAATATGCAATTCGGTTCATCGGACATGTCAAGAAGGCGGCACCGGCCACTGATGGTGAAGCCAACAATGTCTGGATGATCTACGCCTTCAATCTCATTCGAGCTCGGGTCTGCGCGCAACTGGCGCTGCGGAAGATCAGGGACTCCGAACTTTTCCAGATGCACACGACAGCCGAGGCCCAGGAATTGAACCGGCTTCTCAAGGAGTCGGCCTCCAAGGTAGGGACCGGCTTCGTCGTTCCGAGCGAATTCTAAGGACGAACGATGGTTGAACAGCGTTACGTGCGCTTCGATACGGCTCTCAACTCCACGCTTGAGGATGAGGTAGCTCCGCTTCCCGCAAACCTGCGTGATGCGTCTGGTCTTGACGATGGTGCGCTCTCCAATCTCGTCACGTCCACAGCAACAGCATCCCGTGCAATCGTATCCGATGCCAATGGCAAGCTTGCTGCATCGTCTACGACTTCAACTGAGGTTGGCTATCTCAGTGGGGTAACGTCCGCCATTCAGACGCAGATCGATGGCAAGCAGCCGTCCGATGCTGACCTGACCGCAATTGCTGCCCTGACCTCGGCCGCCAACAAGGTGCCTTATGCGACGGGCGCCGGCACATGGGCGCTTGCTGATTTCACTGTCTTTGGTCGTTCACTGGTCGACGATGCAGACGCTACAGCCGCACGCACGACGATTGGCCTTGGCAATGTCGACAACACCTCAGACGCCAATAAGCCCATCAGCACGGCAACGCAGACGGCGCTGGATGATAAAGCCGATGCAATCTATACGCCTATTGTTCAGGGGGCGACGACACGTGAACGCCTGTTGCTCGACAAGGTGCGTGATGTGCCGTCTGTTCTTGATTTTGACGGCATCGACCCTACGGGCGTGACTGAGTGCACCAATGCACTTGCTAATGCCTCTACATGGGGGGCAACCAACGGCTACGCCCTTCAACTTAGCAAGGGAACGTATCTCACCGATAACTTTGAGTGGGATAATGCGCCGCTTATTGGGCAGGGCATCAATGAAAGCGTGCTGAAGGCGAAGTCAGGTATGACTGGTGCGGTCATTGAGACGAAGCCTGATACGGGAAGCTTGAAGGAATTCACCTATTGGAGCGACTTCAAGATCGACATGTCGGGCGCTTCGGGCGCTACGGGTATCTTGTTCAACGCCAACAGCGGCCTTCTATCGCACGTATGTGAGCGAATTCTCGCGTATCAAGGTAAGATTGGCATTAACAATCAGTGGGGCGGTGGCGGAACGTGGCGCGATATTTGGTGTAGAGAACAGGACGGGACAGGCTCTCGCGGAGCGATCTGGAACGGCGACAATGGTTCGGAGCAACACATTGTTGGCCTTCGCATAGCGCCTAAGACTGGCAACCACCTGGAAAAGGGATTCGAGTATACCAGGACGACCAAAACTGACGTTGGGGGTCTCTACATCCTCAACAGCCTCGCGACAACGCAAGGCGGCACGATGGACTACGGCTGGCACTTCTGGTACGACGGAGATGACACCGATATTACCGATCGTGCATATGCTTTTATCAGGTTGACAAACGCCTTCTCAGACGGCGTCACTGGAACGGGTGCCGGCTTCAGCTTTGAGAACCTTTCGCAGGTAACTGGAAACTTTCTCTGGTCAAGCGGTGCGGCGACGCTTGGAGCACTGCACCTCAACAATTGCCAGGATGTTCGGTTCATCGAGGGATCGCTTGACGACGGTGCATCTGGTCAATGCGTCTTTTTCCAGAATGAAAGTTATCGTGTCAGCATTCACAAGTTGCTGCATAATCAGGGCACGTTCCTCCATTACGACACGGGAGCCGTCGTACACGGGATCGATTTCGCCCCTATTTCCGCAGGCGCGCTAACGCTGACGAACTCGGCTTCTTCGTTGCTGTCATCCATGGATGAGGTTCGATATACGTCTCCCCCGGCGTTTGCGGTTGGCGATGGGGCGGCAGGACAGTGCCTACGACTTATAGAGCCTGGAGATGGGCAAACCTCATTCCTGACTAGATTTTCCAGTGGCTTTGAGATTCGAGATAAGGATTTTGCGGCGAATTTCCGCATATGGGATTCTGGAATTCATCAGATCCTCTCCAGCCAAGTACAGATAGACAATCTTCCGACGTCAAACCCTGGCGCCGGCACGAAACGCCTTTGGGTCGACACGACAGACAGCAACCGGGTGAAGTTTGCTGTATGATCAAAATAGTAAATACGCCTCAATTGCTATTGACTTTGTCAGAATACCCCATCTTGCGCAAAGCTTGGTCGAAGTGATCTTGGATAGATCGTATCTCTGTGACACTGCGTGCTGAAACAGGGGCGAAAAACGACAGTTCGGCATCAAGGGCAGCGAAAGTGAAGGTAGCAGCATATCCATCACCTCTGGCGCGCAAGGCGAATTTTATGGCGTCGACTACAATCGCCCTACCGCCGCCACTAGATCGATGATGCTTATGCACCGCTGAAACAACGTCAGCAATGAATTGCTCTTCATAATTAAGGGCAAGGTCGATCTGGCGAACTGTGCCAGATGCATCTTTAACCTCGATTGAAAGAGTACGTTCACCGGGCAGGAACCCGAGCACCTTGGAGACACTGAAATTCATGAGTGCGCGCCTTTTTGCTTAGAAGCTGGGTCAAATCGCCGGGTTCATCCAGGTTTGGTTTCCATCCAAATGCGTCATAGCTTCTAGGCTTTTGGCCCCCACCCTAAATCGGAACTGACAGGGCTTTTCGTTCTCAAGTATCCATCCGTTTGTGACGAACAGGTCGATCAAGTCACCTTCGATTTTGCGTGAGTGTGTCCCAATCATTACGCGCTTTGCCCGCTTGACCAACTCAGGCATCGCCGCTGCACAAACGGCCACCTCAGTGCCTTGTATGTCTATGTGGATCATGTCCCATCGATCCTCGGATCGAACCAGATCTCGGATCGAGAGCAAGGTTACGTCCCTGGTATCGGCCCAATGGCGGTCCAGATAATCCGTTTGCCCCTCAAGAGGTCGAAACCCATAGTCAGACGAACTGTCTGCCGTTACGGGCCACTTCGCAATACCAGCCTCAACGGCGACCGCGGCCTCGTAAAGTCTGTGTTCCAGCGGGTCAAAGCCATTGTCCGAGAGATGCTGTTGAAGAAAGCCAAAATGATGAGGATCGCCCTCAACGGCGGTTATCCGGATGTCGGGTATGCCTTTAAGCCTAGCCAATACGCCGCTGGATACTGACGCCGGTCCCCATCCTGCGCCAAGTTCCATTATTCTGAACTGGTCGCCCGCTTCCAGAACGGCGCGCATGATGCCAACCCATTCGGTCGCTTCCCAGTGCCAGTTGCCGGGGAAAGGGTGACCTAGAAGAAGCCCTTCTAGCGCGCGAGCTTCGGGCCATATGGAGGTTACACGTGTCTTTATGCCGTAAATGTCAACCAGAAACCCAGGCTCAGGCCTGGCGTCCGGGTCGCCCAATCGCGACAGCAACTCGATCTCTGCCTCTTCAAAACCTGGGTAGATCAGTTGCCTAACTTCTTCTGATCGAAAGTTATGGCCGTGCATGACAAAGTTTGTGACTTCATTGGCCATGAAGGTTCCTCAAGTTGAGTATGAATTCGCATTAGCACGCATACTGACGGCTTACAACAAGCCGCGGTTGCGCCCTTCCAATCACAGGAGCCGCAATGGTCACTGTCCCTCTTGCGGCGTTTGAGCCGGACAAGAGCCGATACAACTCGGCCGCAACTCCGGAAATCATCAATGCGGTGCCGACGTCTGATGGTTGGGGACCGCTCAACGGAACGACCGTCGTTTACGGCGTCTATTACCTGCTGGCGAATGAAAACCTTGCGCCACTGCTAAGGGAAGATGGCAATTATATAACGGTTGCGGCAAGTTTCAATGCCATTACCAGCCAAGCGCAATTAGTTGATGATGCCCTGGGCATGTTTGCCTGCCGCAAGCTTGATGGTACGGAAAGCGTCTTCGTAGGGACTGACACTGCCCTCTATCTGTTTGACCGTGACAGTTTTGCTTGGGAGGATGCCTCTGGCTCGTCAGCTCCTTATGCCGGGACGGGAAGGTGGTCTTTCGCCCGCTTCGGTCAGGTAGTTTACGCGCAGAATGGCGTTGATCCTGAGCAGAAATTCGACGTCGATACCGATACGGATTTCTCCGACAATGCGACCGCACCGATAGGGAGGACAATTGCCGCGGTTGGTGACTTCCTTATGCGTGGTGGCCTGGTCGGATATCCAGCCCGCATCCAGTGGTCTGCAATCAACGATCCTCAAAGCAACACGGCTACGGTCAAGCTTTCAGACTACCAGGATATGCCCACTGGCGATGAGGTTATGGGCATCGTCCCGCTCTCGGGAGGCGCTCATGTCTGGATGCTTTCAGCCGTGCATGGAATGGCCTTTGCACTCACGTCGGAATTCGTGTTCACGCGCCAGGCAATCGATGAAGTCACGGGAACGTCTGCGCCGTATTCCATCTGCTCGATCGGGCAGGATGATTATGTCGTCTACACCGATAACGGCTTCATCCGCTTCAAGTCGGGATCATTCACAAATATCGGGGAAGGCAAGGTCAACAAGTGGTTCCTTGCCAACTGTGATCAGAACGAGCGCCAGAACATCGTCGCCAATGTCGACCCGGAAAACAACATCGTCTGGTTCGCATACACCAACACGGACGGCGACCGTCGCTGCCTCGGCTATCACTATAACCTGAACCGCTGGTGCCTTTCCACGCTGGCAATACAGGCGTCCTGCATCGCTCGAACCTTCGCCTACAATGCATCCACTCCGATCGTTGATGAGGATCTTCGCCGCTTCGCCATGATCACTGATGATAGGCGTCTGGCCTATCTCATGGGCGATAATCTGGCGGCGACATTGACCAGCAATGAGTTGGATTTCGCGCCGGATAGGTCGATCATCACAAGCGCTGCGCTCATTTCAGACGCGCAGGATTTTACCATCACGCACAAGACGACTGACGTCAGGGGCGGGACATTCCGCACGAGGTCGGCAGTTAGCCCTTCGTCACGGTCTGGGCGTGTTCCGCTGAGAGGCGACGGACGGCAGCATAAGCTAACGGTCAATATCTCGGCCGGTGAGGAATGGTCGACCGCAACTGCTCTTGACGTGGAAGCGAAGAGGACAGCCCGCTCATGAGCCTTTTTGCGCAGATGGGTGGCAAGCGCCAGACGTTCAAGCTCAGAGATATCGCCAGCGCCAGCTACACCACGCTCGTTCCGGCACAGGAGACCGTCTGGACGCTGGATAGCCTTTGGGCGACCAATGACTCCGGTTCAGCTGCCACGTTCATCCTGGAGACCTATGACGGCACCAATGCTACCGTCATGGTTCCAAACAAGAGCATCGCAGCGAACGATTATCTCCCGGTCACGGACCATCACGTCACGCTGGAACCAGGGGAAATCCTCCGGGTCAAGGCCGGGACCAATGCTGTGATCGATGTAACGGCAGTAGGCATCCAGGCCGTCCGATGAACATCCAACTCGTTGGGCTGACCGACATAGACCGGATCTGGGCTCAGGTCGCGGAAGACATCAGCCGTTGCCTGCGCAAGGCTCCAATGGAGATCGGGGCAGGCGATATCTGGACCAACTGCCGATCCGGTCAATGGCTGCTGATCATCGCTCATGAGGACGGGAAGATCTACGGCACGACCGTCTGGCGGTTCACGGCCAACCATCTGTTTGAATGCGTGATCCTGACTGGCCGTAAAATGAAATCCTGGCTTTCGGAAATCGTGGAAGCCGCAACCACCATAGCCAAGGCGCATGACTGCCACGGCCTCGTGGCGACCGGCCGAGAAGGCCTGTTCATTCCGTTCAAAGCAATCAACCCGAGGGTCAAACGCCCACGGTCTACCTACTATTTGGAGTTCTAGCCTATGGGCGGACTTACGCAGGGCTCTACCACGACGAAGCAGCAGTGGCCCAACTTCATAGAGGGCTTCGGCAAGGACTTCTTCAAAGACGCCAAACGCGCCTTCAATAAGGGTCCATACTATTACAAGGGCAGTACGGTCACGCCGTTCTCTGACCAATCTCTATCCGCGTTCGGCTTTGAGAAGGGCGAGGACGGAAAGCTGGTGCAAAATGGTGGTGGCATGCTTGGTCTTGCCGACGCCAATTCCAACGGCGCCGGCATGTCTGGGCCGCTGCAGCAGATTATGAATAACGGCGGCTTTAACGCAAGCCAGATGGACTCCATGGCGAGCATCCGCGATCTCACCAATAATGCCGGGCTCAATCAGATCATCAACGACAAGAACGGTATGACAGCGGCTCAGAACAAGGCGTTCTCGGGCCTCCAGAACACCGTATATGGCAACAATACCAATCTGCAGAGGACGTTTGATCAGGGCGGTTTGACCGCTGATCAGCAATCTGCAGCGGATTTTTACCGCGGCGGCATGAACGAGGAATTCGGGCTAGACCCCGCATACCAGAGTGTCAAGCAGCAAGCGCTCGCCTCTCAGAATGACGCCCTTTCCGCTCGTGCTGCGGCCGCTGGCCGTTATGGCGGCGGTATGGACCAAGCCATCCTTGCGAGAGAACAGGGCAACTTGTCAGACCGCATGGACACTGCGGAACTCGACAAGTATCGCGCCCGCAGGAACGCTGCAGCAGGCAGTCTCGCGGGGCTTTCTCAGCAGGGTATTGGCAACCAGCTTGGCATCAACTCGGCACAGCAGGCGGGCCTGGGCAGCATTGCCGATATGGGTGCCATGGGCGTGGGTCAGCGCAATACCGCTATCGGCACAAAATCCGGTCTGGAAAGCACGCTGTTTAACATGAATGCGAGCGGCCTTGACAACATGGGCAAAGCCTACGACACGGCCCTGAAGCCGTTCCAGACGGAACGCGCTGTCGGCGCAGAGATGGAAGACCTCTACACGCGCCAGATGCAGGACAAGCTTCGCAAGTTCGACGCCCAAAACCCATTCAATCACCTTCAGCAGTACGGCTCACTGCTGAGCGGAGCCCCCACAAACACAGTCCAAACGTCAATGCCATCCACTCTACAGACGCTCCTTGGCGCTGGGATCGGTGGCTACGGCCTGCTGAGCGGCCTGGGCATGTTCTAAAGGAATGATGCGATGAGAATTGCTCCAGATCTGAATGATCCTCTCCCGCTCCCGAAAGAGGGCGAAGACAAGAATAAGGGAAACAAAGGTCGCAACATCCCCGCTTTCCAGCCGGGCCAACTTGGCGCGCTTGCCAGCCAGTTGAATGCTGGCTTCGGCGGCGGCTTTAAGGCGTGGAAAGGCGATCTTCGCGACACCTATGATCCTACGCGGATGAAGGAATTTGATTTCGGCGCAAAGCATGGCGGCGGTGGCGACAAGCGCGGCGGCAAAAACGATCCAAACAACCCAGGCAAAGACCCGAACGGGACAGGTGACGATCCGCGTCCTGACACCGCCAATCCGCACTACAGAATGGCGCCCATGACGTTTCCGCTGGGCTTCCAGAGCGAAATGGGCATGCAACGGCCTATGGCACAGCAAATGCCGTCACAGAGTCAGCTTTCGCCCGAGATGATCAACCTCATTCGCGCTCATATGATGCGAGGCTAAGTCATGGCCGGTATTTCCACTCTCCCGCCTGAATTTTTCATGAGCCTGGGCGGAGGTCTGCTCACGGGCCAGAACTTCAGCGAAGGGCTCGGGAATGGGCTCACGAACGCCTCTACCGTGCTCGCCGCTCAGCGCGAAAAGCAGAAGGAAGAGCAGCAGAAGGCTTCGACCTATCAGGCGCTTCTCAAGCTAGATCCGCAGAAGGCCGAGTTGTTCCGGTCTGGGGTCCTCAGTGGGCCACAGGCATTCTCCGTTTTTGCAGAAGAGAAAGCGAAGCGCGAAGCTGCGGCAAAGCCAGACTACGAGTGGAAGGTTGTAAATAACCGGCTCGTTCGCATCGATAAGAATGCGGGCAAGATCGATGAGATGGCTGATTATTCAGCCGATGACCCAAGCAACACTGTCAAGCACGGGCTGACTCCAGTCTGGGGCATGAAGAACGGCAAGCGCGTCCTCGGCACTATTGGAGAAGACGCCAGCTTCACGGAACTGGTGCTGCCAGAAGGCTTTGAACCGACCCCAGGCACTTCTACCATTGATCTGGGTACTTCTGTGGGTATCCGAGACAACAAAACCGGAGATATCATTCAGCAAGTGCCGAAAGATATCGCTGGCGTCGAGGAGCAAAAGGTCGCTGGAAAGACCCTTGCCGAGAACAAGGCAGGGCTTCCTAACGCCGTTGCAAAGGCAGATCAGGCCATCTCCGACATTGATTCTGCGCTTCAACATGCAGGTCTAGAGAAGGCTGCTGGCTGGCAATCGCTGTTCCCGACGCTCCCTGGCACGGATGCGGCTGATTTCGAAGCGAAACTCGCGAAGTTGCAGGGCGGAGCCTTCTTGGAAGCGTTCCAGTCCCTCAACGGGGGCGGCCAGATCACGGAAG